GCGACCCGAAAGCCGCCCATCATGCGTGTAGCAGGAGGAACCCCACCTGTGACCCTGCCTATTCCAGTCGTCAATTAAGACACTTGCCTCTTATACAGTTAAAACTGCATATCCACGCACCACATAGTGTACACCTATTTATACAAGTTCTTCAGTCAATTCTAAAGTTTTTTCGCGTTCAGCTAAAAAAAATGCTGGAGTGTGGCCGTCAAAACCACCACCAAAGTTGAGATGACGAACCATCTCCTTGGCCTTCCGCATTCCTAAACCTTTCAGTACGATCTGATCTGTCTTGGTCTCGAGAATATCTCCACCACGTTCTACATAACCAGCACCGATATCAATCAACTGGTTTTCATTTGTAATCTTGTAGTTAACCATCAATCTTCTCCCATACAATACCAAAACAAAGCTCTTGCATCTTACGATGAAACCAATTCGGAACTCGATGATCCTCTACCATCCAATATGTGCCAGGATGGAGTTGACATCTCCACTTGTAAACTGGAGGTTTGATGACCGTCCATTGTGGTTCAGGTTTGACTGACATTTTTTCAAAGTCCATTACTTAAATCCTGCAAATTTAATTTTCTCGAATTTACTAACTGGCTTCGATTCATTCTCGAGTCGATAACCAGAGGCGGAGTTGTCGAAGACTGGTCGATCTTCATCTTGCACAAGATCTTCTTGAGCAGATGCTTCTACATTATACAGACGCATCTTCGAGTAGTCGACACCAATCACGAATCGCTTGTGCACCGATGGATCGCCGTAACGATTTTTCAACTGCTTTACCATGATCTGATTGAGTTGACGTAGTTCTTCACTCGTAATCAAGGCAAACATAAAGTCGGCTGTTGCTGGCAGACCGAACGATTCAGAAGTATCTTCGAGGCCGACATCAGAGTTGCTGAAACCAGAACGATTAGTCTGAGTAGCCGAAATGATGGGCACGTTGAACTCGACGGCGAGGCCGCGTAGTTCTTCGGCGATCGCCTTGATGTAGGTGTACGAGTTGACGTTCGATCCCGGTTTGATCCTCGACGACGCACAGATGTTCAGATAATCGATGTAGATAATGTCGGGGATAAAGTTCTTCTTGATCTTCAACTCGTTCAAGAGATGTCGGAAGTTTGCGGATCCTGCGCATGCTGTTGGATACTCCTTCACAATGAGCTTGCCTTTTGCTCGTTCCTTGACTTTACCTACCAACTTGTAGTAGATGGCCTGTGGTAAATCTTTTAGATCGTCGAGTGTTACACCGAGGAGGTTAGCATCGATACGTTCAGCGATACGTTCTTCAGCCATTTCCAAAGTGATATACAAGACGTTCTGACCTGCCATCAAGTTGTGTGCAGCATTATGACACATGAACAGTGACTTACCGACACCAGTACCAGCAAGAGCAATGTTCAATGTCTTACGTGGTAGACCGCCTTGAGTAATCTTGTTAAAGAAGTCAAGGTCGAAACCGATACGGACTTCCTTACGATGATAGAACTCATAACGTTCTGCTGCATCATTCAAGAAGTCATGACCGATATGGCTATCGAAGGAAACACCGAGTGCATCAGTCAAGATCTGAGGAATAGCACCTACGCTGATGCTATCCTTTTTGCTGTCGTCTACCAACTGAATAGACTTCATCAAAGCATTATACAATGCCTTGTCTTTACAAAACTTCTCGGTATTATCTACGAGCCATGCAACATCACGATCTTCAGACTTGTCAAGTCCAGAGACAACTTCTTTGGCAAGCTTGAACTGATCGTCAGACAGACCACCTACCTCGTTGAGATCAATCTCGACAGCAGATTTTGTAGGAAAGTTGTTATACTTTCCCACATATTCATGAATGATAGAGAAGATCTTACGATCTACAGTGTCAGTAAAGTACTCTTCTTTGAGGAATGGAATGACCTTGCGGCCGTACTCCTCGTTTTCAATAAGATTTCCAAATATAATGTGTTCAATTCTCATTCATCCTCCATCTCATAGACATCTGCCACTTCGTCTTCATTTTGCATAATGGCACCATTGGCTGCAGCGTACTTCTTTTCAATGAACTCATTGAACTTAGGACACTGTAGGATAGGATGCCAGAAGCTGAAGTTGTAGGTATCATTCAGGCGATACGACTTGTCTAAGATTTCTCCAGTAGCCATATCAACCTTTTGGAACCAGCCAACCTTTGGCTTGATTACGTGACCAGACTCGAGAGCCATGTCAAGTAGACCAGACCATTTGCTGATGCCTTCGTCCCATGATACTTCGATTGGAATCTTGCTCTTTTCTTTTACAAAGCGAGACTTCTCAACGTTGATGATGAAGTTGTAACCAGTGACTTCCTTGCCATCCTTCTCTTGTTGACGACCAAGAATGAAGATGTTGTCAGCTGAGTAATAGATGCCAGTACCACCAGATACGACGGCCTTCGAGTACATCTCTTGAGTCTGATAAGTGTGGTTGACCACGATCAGAGGAATATCCTTGAGGTTAAGATGGGGCGTAACCATGCGGAAGAGCGACTTGAGTTGTTTTGCGCGAGTCATATCGGCGGCTGAGTTCTGCTTCAGTGCATCTTCTACTTCCTTCTTCGAAGCGAGATTGCCGACCGAGTCGATCACAACGATGACACGATCGCCACGCTTGATCTCTTCGAACTGATGCATAATATCAAACTTCAACTGTTCGACATCTGTGATGGGAGTATGGAGAACTCGAGATGTGTCGATGCCGAACGAGTCGAAGTAAGATTGAGGAGTACCGAATTCTGAGTCATAGAAAAGCATGACTGCATCCGAGTACTTGTCCATGTATGCCTTGGCCATCAGCAGACTGAACGATGTCTTGAAGTGCTTCGATGGACCTGCCCAGATAGTCAGACCAGGAACGAAACCGCCGTTGATCTTGCCGCTCAAGGCAATGTTGATGGCAGGAACGGTGGTTGCAACCATGTCCTTGGCATTGAAGAACTTCGAATCAGATAGGATGTCTGAATCTTTGATAGTCGTATTCTTACGAAGTTTGTTTAGTAGGTCTGACATAATTTCTCCTTGTCTGATTGTTCAATATACACGATGTATCTTTATTTGTACACCATTAAGATGCGAGAATCTTATTTAATTTATCAATGAAGAGATCGATCTTCTCGGCACGATTAGGCCAGTTGATGATCGGGTTTTTATCTGCATCTTTCTTTAAATTTACAAGTAAAGGCATGATGGCAGCATACATTGCATCTGCCTTATCGTTGCCTTCTTGTTTGATTTCTTCTTCAGATGAAGTCGTGAAACCAAAATCAAAGTCTAAGTCTATATCTAGTTTAGCCATTAATAACTCCTATTGTCCAGTTTTCAGCGCAATCTTCTGCGTATCGTAATGTTTTTTCTTTTAAAACTCGCGTTTCAATATGCTCATCATTTTCAAAAAACTTGACATAGTAATAATCATCATAGCTTTGCTTATGCAATTCAGCTCGGCGGTTTGCATATTTTCCATTACCATTATATTCTGTTACTATCATGAGAACCAATCCTCCAGTGTTGCGCGTTTTTCTGCTTGCCAGCCCATTGTGTTAGTGATAGATTCGATAGGACTGAGATAGCCTTTCTCGAACTGCACAGCATAGTCGATGTAAGCTTCCATCTTCAATTCTTTTGGTAGACCATTCGGACACGAGATAACATAGTCTTGTGTCGGATTTGGGTTTTTCAAGTATGCGAACTTAATCTTCTCACCGCTGGTAATAGATTGATATTTATTTGTGAGTTTCTTCTTCTTCAACATTTCGTTGTAGACCACAGAACCACGAACATGGATAGGTGTCTGGCTTTGGAACCTACCGCCTACCCAATATTTCTCGATGTCCTTGACACCACGGGTGAAGGCCACGTCGTCAAATCCAAGAGAGGAAAACTCTGACTTGAAGTTGGCCACATACTTCTGAAGATCCGATTCAGATCCAGCCATAATAATCTCGAGAGACTTTTTAATGGCATCACGACATGCGGTCGGAGTCGAGGATCGAACTGCTTCGATGCCTGTCATCTTCAACTTCGGCTTCTCATACTCAACGCCTTCAGAGTTCCACACATTGAGGATGTACATCTTCTTGGCTTTCCAGATGCCTTTGTCTGCGATGTTCTCTCGCTTCATTTGCATCTTCTGAGCATATGCATGCATATATTCGGCAAGCTCTTGATAAGAACGATCGATGAATGGTTCGATTCGTTCCTTACAGATCTTGTCGATGTACTGAATCACCTTCTTGGTTTCAGGCACATCATCACCGAATACATTCTTGACGAGGTATTCGAGCGTCACATACACCGAGTCGGTATCAGAAGCCAACACATAGTCAAAGTTTTCTGTCTTCAACAATTTGTTGAGATAGTCGTTGAGCTTCTTCTCGATCCAACGAATGCTGAGCTGACCAGAGGTGGTGATGGCTTCGGCATTGTTCACGTCAAACCAACGGAACCACTTGTTACCGAGAGCACCATAAGCCGAGTTCAACTGAATCTTCTTGGCCA